GAGTTCGCGTTCTACTGAGAATCCAACGCCTGTTCCGCACATAAGAATGTACAGAATTTCATCAAACGACTTGACTTTACCAGCACTCAAATACGAGCAATTATACCCTGCTACGTTATCTCGCCTAAGTGCATCTCCTGCTGTCATCAATGCTCTCATTGATGGCATTATTTCTAGGTTTAATATAGCCTCTTCTAATTCTCTCCTAAGCTCATCTGGTACATTGTGATTACAAGTTTCCTTTAGATGATCTACAAAAAAATCAAAATATCGAGATACAGTTTCGTTCCATGTTTCGCGTCTTCCCTCTTCTTCTAGCCATCTAGAGTATCGAGAAAGATGTATAAATGATTGGTATAAAGAAGGAAGTTCTTTGCTCATGTAGTAATGCTCCAATAACGTAATAATATAGGTGTTATTATATAGAAAAAAATAGTAATGTCAAGGTATATTTACCGAGAAATATCTCGTGTTATTTCAAAAACACCATTCAAAACAGTGCTAACATCGGAGACACCAGTGATACCGCCGAGAATTTTAGTTGACAATTCTAAATCATAGAAGTGTCTTCCTCTAGGCATTTTAGATGTGCTGGTTGCGTCTATTTCAATATAAACTGCACCAGTAACACCATCATAATTTAAACTTATACCACCGGTAGTTCCGGTTGTACCGTTACCCCTAGTAAAATCACCGCTGACACCAATACCAAACGCACCAGCAGGATGATCATCAGTTAATTGACAAATCATATTAGAACTAAAAGGTGATCTACGTATCTGCATCTCTCCGGTATAACCGAGTCCAACTAAATCCACAGCAGTTCTAGATGAATCTAGATGATTGAACTGGAGAATAAAAGTATCTCCCTGAAAATGAACTATGTTATAATCGGTGCTCATAAAGCCTTCTCCTAGATTCTAGTTACATTTCCACTGACATCAATTCTACCGAATAGAATTGTATCATTAATACCTGTAGTATTGCTGAGAACTTGTATATCATATGGGTGTTTTCCTCTAGGAATAGAACTAGAAGTATTAGAATCTATTTGTATTCTGATATTTCCGGCGACACTAGAGTAGTTTAGTTGAATTCCACCAGTCAGTCCTGTGACACCAGAACCACTAGCAAAGTCACCAGTAGTACCTTTACCATAACAACCTTGTGGATAATTTGTTGTCAACTCTGCAAGTAGCACATCAGAATGTGATGATCTCTTTAACTGCATACTCGCGGTATAACCAGCTAAATCAAAAGACAGACCTCCTACAGTTCTGGCATAAAAATCTAATGTGAAAGTATCACCCTGAACTAAAGATATATCATATTCGGTTCTAGTTGTAGGTCTACTTGTGACATTTGTAATGCTAGAACCTACAGTGGTTTCACCACCAACCGGAACGGTAGATGTAGGAGCCGGTGTCTGATTATTGCTTGATTCTGTTGTCATTTATTACCCTAGTATATACACTATTTAGTAGTAAGACACTTCCAAGAAACTGGAAATAGGGGTGATATAAGCTTTCCTATTATCTTTGCATATTCACGAATTTCCCACTGAGCATGTTCATCAATCCTCTGTGAATAAAATCTGGCATATGCAGCAAGACTTCCGGTCCAATACCACTCGGTGTACATTCCCTGTGGTAAAACAAATCTTGCCTGTTCAGGTGCAACACCATTCGATATAAGATCATTGTATATAATCATACAGCTTCTGATAACATTCTCGTATGTATGCTGAATGTCTGGACTAATTTCTACAAAATCCTCAGAGCCCTGTTTCGCGCCATTTACTGGTTTACCTCTCCACTTAGGTTGATAAAATTCTGGTTCATACGAAACATACCTTCTACTAATTTCATTTTCCACAAAACCTTGTTTGTGTTTAAAAAACTGTGTGCGAATAGAAACAGGAGCTTTGATTCGTAAAGTAATCTGAGGGTGAGCAAACGGTGTCCAGTGCTTATATTCTGCAAGATATTTCAGCAAAGAAACATCCTTGTCTGATAACTTTTGCAAGTCTTCTTCGTGGTAGACAGAACCAGATTCATCTAGTCGTTTTCGTGCATCTAGATCCGTTTCCCATTTAGTTTCTTTATTGAAAGAAACACGAGCGGCATTACATACCGTAAGATCTGTGCCCATGCTATCAATTAAATCTACTGTTCCTTTGTCTAAAACGTTCATGCTTTACTCCACGAATTTAATTTCAAAGTTGCTTCCAGTCCACTTACAGTATTGTCGTCAATTATTTTTTTAATTTCATTTGCAGATCTACTGTAAATCATATCATTTATGTCTTTATCTGTAATATGCTCCGGCCATATACAAACTTTATTTCCAGATTTAATTAATTTTTCATTATACGAGATAATCTGAGGGTTTCTAGGTTCGTTATCCAAAACATATACTAGCTCACTTCCATGAAACCTAGCGGGAATGGTATCAATTGCACCAGCACCCACAATTGCTACAGAATTGGAAATAAATAAAGAGTCTAGTGGTCCTTCCACTACATAAATTCGTTTCTTAGGATTTGCTCTCCACAAACCATACCACAATCTGTCTATAGATTTGTCTGCTTTCACTGTGATATATCGCAACGTACTTCTAGCATTAACCTCACCCTTCATTGTTAGAACTCTTCCTTGAGCACCAACAACATCACCCTTTTTGTTGAACATCGGAATTATCAGCCTTGGTTCGTATGTTACATCACTGTAGTCTGGATCTAACAGTTTTGCATATCTACCAAAGTTATCACTATAGTACAACACATCCCAATTCTTTTTTGGTATTTTACGCAATTCTAAAAATTGAACTGCTACGTGATCATGAGGTAAATCTTTTACGCATGTTAGTGGTTTTAATAAATTTTGCTTTTTATTAAACTTAGGCTTCCTCATCAAGGACAACATTTCACTCTCTCCCATATACTTTTTCTTCGGTATATTTTTTTCTTTCCATACCTCTAGAGAATATTCCTTCAAGAGGGCTGGATTAATCTTTTCTATAAAACTATACAAGTCAGATGCATAACCGCAGTTATGACATTTCACTAAGTATTTATTGTTTTTTTCATAGAAATAAAAACGAGTTTTTGTTTTTTTCTTTTGCGAATCACCACAAATAGAACACCTGCAGTTTGCTAACTTTTCTTTTTTCCATGCAAACCTATCCAGTTGAGTTGATAATATATCAATATATTTTTTATCAATGTGTGCAGGCAATATTAGCTCCAGCTTTGAACATTGTCGTTTGTACGACTAAACTTTTCTTTGAATGAAACGTCAAATCCAGATCCAGCCTTTTCTTGACTACTTTGATTTGACTGTATTAAACCACTCTGTTCGTCTAGTTCTACATCATATAATTTCATCTTACTTCTGTTTATTCCTAAAATAAACTTTCTATTTGATGCTGCATCGTTATACCTGTTCTTTAATTGTTTGACCATGATCTGATCCATAGACTCTAATTCTTCAGTAGAAATTAGAGCAATCATAAAGTCGGCGGTAGCAGGAAGACCAAACGATTCACTTGTATCCTCAAGTCCCATGTCACTGTTATTAAAACCCTGACGATTAACCTGTGTTGCAGAGAAGATGGGAACAGATCGCTCAACAGCTAAACCTCGCAATTCCTCTGCAATTGATTTGATGTACGTATATGAATTTGTGTTTCCATTGTTCTTAAGTCTGGATGAAGTACAGATATTTAAATAATCAACAAATATAATGTCCGGTTTAAATTTCTTCTTCAACCAAAGCTCATCCAATAGATTCCGGAAATGTACAACACTAGCAGAAGATGTAGGATACTCCTTGACAATCAACTTACCCTTTGCATGATCGGAAACTTTCTTTAACTTAGATTTATAAACTTCTTTTGGTAGTTCTCTAATTTCATCTATGGTAACATCAAAGAGATTTGCATCAATTCGTTCTGCAATTCTTTCCTCAGCCATTTCACATGTAATATAAAGAACATTCATGTTTTGAGAAAGACACCCTGCAGCATGGTGACACAGGAAAAGAGATTTACCGACACCAGTACCAGCCATAACAATGTTAAGTGTTTTCTGTGGAGTACCACCGTTTGTGATTCGATTGAAGTAATCTAAATCAAACGCTACTTTATTTTCTATCTTATGGTAAAATTCAAACCTAGAATCTGCATCTTCAATATAATCATGTCCAATGTGTGCATCAAAAGAAACAGACAATGCTTCGGATAATATCTCTGGTATAGAATTTTCTGTCTTTGTATCTGACTTCCCATCTATTATGTGAATAGATTCCATAATAGCATTGTAAACAGCTTTTTCTTTACAGTAGTTTTCCGTTTCAACTACCAACCAATTCTCATCTGTTTTTTCATCTACAGCAAGACCATCAATAAGACTTACACACCCCTTATAGGTTTCCTCATTTAAATCACTCCTCTTATCCAAAGAAATAACAATCGCTTCTTTTGTTGGAATTGAGTTATACTCCTTAATAAAATCAGACACGATCCTAAACACAACTTTATCAGAAAAATTCTCGAAGTATCTCTCTTCCAAAAAAGGAAATACTTTTCGAGAATATTTTTCATTGTATGCTAGGTTGGAAAGTATAACCTTACTGAGATCACTCATTAACTTCGCTTTCTGGTGTTACTTCACCGTACATAAATTCTTTTCTTGCTGCCACATCCAATTGCTTCATGATATCTTCGGTGAAATACTTTGTTGGATCTTTGTAGACATGCTTCTCGAAAACTTTAGTACCATCTGGAAATTCATATCTTGTTGATACCTTCTTAATTATATCATACTTCTCTGCAAGAGTCAATAGTCCATAGTAAGGATCTAGTCCGGTATCGTAGTGTAGCATGACATCCACCATTGAATTTTCTTTTGTAAGCCTAGACTTATATAATTTACAATGAACGATATTGCCAATTACATCAGTTCCATCTTTAACCTTCTTCTTTGAGAGGTAGATAATAGAAGAAGCGGCATATTTAAGACCTGCACCACCACTCATCTCTTTTGTGGGGAACATAGAACCCACCGAGGCATAAGTATGGTTTGTCATAACCATAGGAATACCAGCAGCACCCAGCTTAATGGTAAGAACTCTAAACGTAGCCTTGATCACCTGAGCACGAGTCATATCTCGGGTAGTCTTGCCCTCTGCGGTGTCGTTCATTTCCTTTTCGGTCGAAAGCATTCCCAACGAATCCAACACAATCATCATTGGTTTCTTTTCTTTGCTTTCGTTATACTTGTCAACAATACTAATTGCTTGATGTCTAAATTCTTCTACGGTTGACACAGGCATGACTGCAACCCGTTTAGTATCTATTCCTCTACCTCGTATCATATCCGAAGTTACAGCTTGTTCAGAATCAAAGTAAAGAACAACACCGTCAGGACGGTCACGCAAAAATTTAGAAACGATCCCAAGAGTAAAGTACGTTTTTCCTGTCGCAGACTCTCCGGCAATTGCAATAATTTTATTGTCTGGTATACCACCATACAAAGAACCACTGAGGATAGAATTAAAAATGTAACAACCAGTATCGACAAAACCACCGATGTCTGATCCTGCAACTCCGTTGTCAACAATACTTGCATATTTATTCCCCGATTCTTTAACTAATTCATTTAAAAATTCCATTTATTCTCCTATTCGAATAATGATTCTAATGTGTTTACTTTTTCTGCATTCCAACCGATAACATCCAATATATTTTTAAGTGGCTCTAGAAAACTGGTGTTGAATTGTTTTTCATAATTGATATATTTTTCCAACCCAAATTCTATTGGTATTGAAGTTTTAAACGAAACAACTTGATCTCCTCTAGGACCAGAAACTGGATTTGGTTGTTTAAGATAGATAAATTTAACTTTATCTCCTTCATAGATAGTTTCATATTTTTTTGTCAATTTAAGTTGTTTAATTTTTCTGTTATACAGAAGAGCACCCTTAACTGCAATTGGAGTTCCTTTTGTGTAAATATCAGTATTACAAGAATACTTTTTGAGACTAGAAACACCTCTTGGAAATGAGATATCCTCTGGTGTACTATTATAGAACTCATCTCTAAAAGATACAATTAAATTTTGAATAGTTTCTTCGTCTGTTGTTAGAATAAGACCAATACATTCTTTTAGTTTTGTTCTAACTACAGCAGGCGTAGAGCTACGAGTAGTTTCAATTCCCATAATCTTTAGTTTAGGTTTTTCGTAACGAACTCCTTCACTATCCCATACATTCAGCATGTATCTTTTCTTTGCAGTCCAAATACCACTCTCTGCAATCACTTCTCTGCCCATGTTCATCTTGTTTTTGTATGCAGACATCATCTCACAGAGTTCTTTGTATTTACTTTCTATGAAAGGAATAATTATTTTCTCTGATGATTTGTCGAGGAAGTTTGTGATCTTTTCCACATCAGACCCATCAGAGATAAACTTGTCAACAAGATTCCCAAGCCTAAGATAAACAGAATCGGTATCAGATGCCACAACATAGTCATAATTTTCAGTTCCTATATGTTCATTCAAAAATTCATTCAGTTTAGTTGCAATCCAACGAATACTGAGCTGTCCTGAAGTAGTAATAGCTTCTGCCATATCGACATCATAATATCGAAAGTATTGATTTCCAATCGCACCATAAGCGGAGTTCAATTGAATTTTGCGAACTAACTGAAAGTTATGATACTTCGTAATTTCATAATCTAAATCGGGATTATCTGGATCTTTCTCTTTTTGTTTCTGACACTCAATCATTTTTTGCTTGTACATACTACGTTCTTCATACATTGTTTCCATTAGTTCAGGAAGAAACCCATAGAAGTCTTTGGTGTAACAAGTACCATTAGCTGCAACTGAATAGCCCATAGATTTCATATTCTCTATGTTTTCATGACATCTCTTTGAATGTGGATCTTCCGATCCTTTGAGTATGTTATCGGGACAAACTCCAAATGACATATCAGAGTCCTCTTTACGAAGAGTCTCTGGAGATATATTATACTGCATGATTAGGTGTGGGTATAGAGAGTTCAAGTCGAAAGAAACAACCCACTCATGTCTTCCTACTATAGGATCCTTTACATAAGCACCGACATATTGATCATTTTTTTCTCCCATCTTTTTAGGTGGGATTACTATTCCCTTTTCTCTAAGGTAATGATAAATAATAGCATCCCATGTTCTAACCTGTGAAAACACATCTTCATAATTTACCTTAGCTGCATATGCAAGCGCCATAGCAAGTTCTAGTAATTTTAACTTATCCTCTAATTGCTGAATAAGAACAACATCTTTGATGTTATATTCAATAAACTTCTGAAAATCTTTTTTGTAGAAGTCACGAATTGAGTCGTACTCTGCATAAGAAAGCTTCCGCTCACCCAGTTCAACAAAGGCGATGTGATCCAATCTATAAGATTCCTGATTGACGTAAGTAAATGTCTTATACAAATCAAAGTAATCTAAAATAGAAATACCAAGAATCTGATACACAAGATTCTTTTTTCCTTGCTTTTCGATATACTTATCACGCAACCTATTCCAAGGAGAAAGGCGTTTTGCGTGCTTTGGTTTAAGTACGTGCTTAATTCTAGAAATCAAATATGGAATATCAAAAAACTTAACATTCCATCCGGTTATAACGTGAGGGGGATCGCTTTCCCACCACTCTATGAATGCCAACAGAAGATCTTCTTCATTGTCGAAACAATAAGAAAACATATTTCGTTCAGAAGTTTTAAATTGCCCTAACCCAAAAACATGGGTTTTGCCCAGCATAGAAACTGTAATTGCAATTATACGTTCTTCTGGATTTTCTACGTTAGGGAATCCGCCCTCGCAGGTAGTTTCGATATCCATGTAACATATAGGAATTTTATTCTGTTCATATTCAACTTCTTTTGAAAAATAATCTCCGATGTACTGATACACATAATCCGTATTACCATATACGGTAAAATTATCTACGTTTGAATATGTGTTTACAAAATCCCTACACTCGTAAATACTACCGGGAACAAAAGGTTCTACGTATTCCCCATTAAGAGTTTTATAGTTAGTTTTGTTCGAGGAGTTAACGAAAAGAGTAGGACGATAGTGATCAACTCTTTTGATTTCCTCCCCATTAGAAAATCCACGATATAAGATGCCATCACCAACGAGAGATACGTTGGTGTAGAAATTACGTTCCATACAGTCGCTCCTATTTTAGGACTATTATATCAGACAGATTCAATCGAGTCAACCAAATTATCATCAAATAAGCTTAGTTGTTCGTCAAGAGAAGACAATTCCTTGTCTTTAATAAATGCCGACAACAGCACCATATAGTTGATAACATCAACCACTGTATCGTTAAAACTTTCGTCTTTTACGTGCATTTTACCAGCGTCTATAAATGAAGATAATCTACTCATCTTATCTGTAATTCGTGTCATGAACCCTTGTTCTGTAGAACAGATTCCCATAGACTCTACTCTGGTAAAATTGGCAAATGGTTCTTTGCCATCATTGCCGGCATAATCTCTATTTTTTAGACTCATTAAGTCCTTTGCATCCTTACAAAGTTCTTCATGATATCTTAGTAATTCATCGCGTGTCATATTATACTCCTGTTGAACCAAATCCGCCTGTGCGATTGGTTTTGCTTGACTTAGGTGTGGCATCTGTGTATGAAATATACTCTATAGATTTGTAAGGTTGAATGAATTCTATCTGTGCAATCCTATCTCCATGATTGACGACAAATGGGATGTTTGTAGTATTATACAATGGCACAAAAACTTCATGGCAATAATCAGAATCAATCACACCTTCACAGTTGATTAACGTAACACCATCCTTCC